CTCCCGATACTGATATGAACTATCTTTTCCAGAGTATGAGGGAAACCATTGATTCTCTCAAGAAAAACATTGACACCTGAGAGCAACACTGTTATAATATCCAAGTCATCCGACAAATCCAAACTAATCCGAGGTAATCCGAATGTCATTTTCAGATCTTAAGAAACAATCCAAACTGGGCTCCCTGACTGCCAAATTGGTCAAGGAAGTTGAGAAAATGAGCACCAATAATGCTTCAGGCGATGAGCGTCTGTGGAAACTTGAAGTGGATAAAGGTGGTAATGGTTATGCCGTTATCCGTTTTCTCCCTGCTCCCGATGGTGAAGATCTACCCTTTGTTAAACTGTACTCCCATGCCTTCCAGGGTTCTGGTGGTTGGTACATTGAGAACTCCCTGACCACTCTTGGTCAAAAGGACCCTGTGTCTGAATACAACACGATGTTGTGGAACAACGGCACCGATGCTGGTAAAGAGACCGCACGTAAGCAGAAGCGTAAGTTGACTTATATTTCCAACATTTATGTTGTGAAGGACCCTGCCAACCCAGAGAATGAGGGTAAGGTATTCCTGTATAAGTTCGGTAAGAAAATCTTTGATAAGATTACTGCCGCAATGCAACCTGAGTTTGAGGACGAGGAAGCAATCGATCCGTTCGACTTCTGGCAAGGTGCTAACTTCAAACTGAAAGCAAAGAACGTTGCCGGTTATCGTAACTATGACTCTTCTGAGTTCGCACGTCAAGATGCACTTCTAGAAGATGATGATGCAATGGAAGGAATTTGGAAGAAAGAATATTCTCTCCAAGACTTTGTTGCTCCCGATCAATTCAAGACTTATGATGATCTTAAGAAGCGCATGGACTATGTGCTTGGTAATAAGAGTCCTAAGTTCCAGGATCAAGAAACTCTTGAAGAAGAGTCATCTTTTGAGGCAGAAAGTCGTGCTCCTTCTACCCCTCAATCAGTCAAGGAAGAACTTGAAAGTCTTTCTTCTACCAAGACGACTGATGATGACGATGATGCAATGTCATACTTCGCACGACTTGCAGAAGAGTGATTATGGTGAGGTGACTCTTGTATTCTCGGTACGTATTAATTTTTCATTCACGTATTGAGATGATTTAGAGTAAGTCATCTCTTGTTTCATATCATTTAGGAATGCTTGCAAGTAATTTGGTTTTAATGTATAGATAGTTCGTTTCTTTTCGTTCTTTCTTAATTCATATTCAAAGTTACTTATACCTTTTCTTGCAAGTGTTCCGCTTTTTTCTTGATATCCATTACTATCATAGTAACGAATAGAAAAATCTTCATCAACAACTTTTCCTTCTGGTATAATTAATCTGCCATTAGAATCTTTAATCTCTCTTGTTTCATAAAAACGAGGGGGATTATTTAATGTTTCCCCATAAAGGTTAAGAGCGTGTTTGTAAATGTCATTATTTGATAAAGGCCATTGATCTCTTACATTAACAATACCCGCAACCATTAAAACAACCCAATCTAATTCAGGATCTCCATATAATTCTTGAGCAACATTATCTGGTCTTGCTCCGTCAACAATTTCATATTTGTTAAAAAATAGAAAAATATTTTCAAGATCCTCTCTTAATCTACATCTACGAAATAGATTTTTTACTTTCAAATATTCTTGTGAAGAACTTTTATCCGAGAGAAATGATTGATATTCAAGGTCTGGTAATTCTCTGAAATAACCCATTTTAGTAACCTACTCCTATTTTTCCTTCTTCTGTTTCATAATCAACATCAAGGATAGGAACTAATTCCTGAAATGATAATTGCATGGTCATATGCACTGGTGTTTTATCATCATCATTATATGTCATATAAGTTCCAGAACCAGTGTAATTTACCACTACATTTCCAAGAGCACATAGTTTAAATTTGTTTAGAAATTTATGAGGTTCTCCGCCTGTTTTATATTGCAATTCAAATACATTTGGACTATTTAAAAATAGATTTCTAAATCCATCTTTCCCCTTTTGAGCAGCCATATTTTGTTTAAAACACCTTATAATTTTTTTAACTTGAATTGCTTCATTTTCATCTCTTGGGGAAAGATTATATGTAAAATTAAATTGACGTAATTTCACTCCATTGAATAATAATTCTTTATTTGGATTGAGTATTTTACCACTTGATCTTGCAAGTATTCCTGCTGCAGATGTATTTGCACCAAATAAATTTACTGCCTGTGATGCGAGGTATGCATTAGTTGAATCCCTGGCTTGTTCTGCTCCTGCTGTACCACCTTCTTGTGCTGTTAATCCTATATCCGTAAAAACATCAAGTATTCCCTGACTAAGCTTTCCACTTGTTATAACATCTGTAAATTTTTGTGCCCCAAAAGCTGCAAGAGAATTAATAGTATCCTCACTCCATGAAACTCCATTACTATCAGTTACTCCAGAAGGAATAGGTAGAATAATATTTGCTAATACTTCTTTTTTTCCCCTAGTTGCAGATTCGGCATTGGGTACTTCATCTAATAGTGCATTTTGATTTTTTTCAACACTAGCTCTGAATCCTTTTAGATCAAAACCACCAGAAACATATTTTAATACTTTAATTGATAGATAATCCGTAGATTTATCTATTTGCTCATTAGGATATCGTAAGTTTTCAGCCATTTATTGTTTTCTAATTATTTAGAAAGAAATTTAGCAAAAGGTATTTCTCTCATATCAGATAATTCTCCTGCAGACACTTCGTAGAGTTGCCCTACAACTTCATCCCAATTATAATTTCTGGTTGCACTATCATCATAACCCCAATGAAAGTTTCTTCCACGAAATCCCCATTGGAATACATCACTGACTAAAACTAATGGATGTTGATCATAAGTTATTTGAGTTGTTTTTGCACTGTACATGAAAGTGTATATGTTTCCTGGATTTGGAATAAATCCACTAACTGTTAAAGTATCCATAATTTCTAACATCAAATCATCAGGACTCTCGTTACCAACTAATCTTTGAAGAATATTTCTAACTCTATTAGAATTATCTTCTGTTGGTCTATTAGATCTTCTTTCTTTGAGAGTTTTTCTTGGCACTATTTGATACCTAATTCGTTTTCTGTAATGACTTTAAATTCCCATTGGCGATCTTTACAAAATTCTTTAGCAGCTTTCCACTTTGCCTGATTTCTTGCATACTCTTTTACTTCGTAGATATAACCTTTCGTAATTTTTTTCTGCGCTTTTGGTTCAGTACATTGTTTTTTTGGTTTTACCTCAATCAACATTTTTTTTACTTTCCCATTAGTTTCTTTGACTTTAATATAAAAGTCTGGAAAGTAACGATGAATTTTATTATCTAGTGGTGAAAGATAAGGAAGGGCAATTTCTTCACTACCCCACTCTAGAATATTTTCATTTTTATCACAGTAAATCATGAATTTTCTTTCCCATAAAGATCTGTATATGATGTTTGTAGGATTTCCTCTATACTTACTGGGAAATGATGGACTATATTTTCCCTTATATGACATCTAAATACTTAATAATAAAAGTTTATATAAGGTATTTAGAGTGCCTAGTCCAAAAAAGATATCAGAATTTAAACCATTAGTATCAAGAGTTGCACAGACATCTCATTATGAAGTGATGTTTGGTGGTTTACATAAAAATTTATATGGTTATTTGTCTGAAAGGGGTGTTGATAAAAACTTTATCACTAGAGAAGCAGGTATTTTATGTTCTTCTGCATCACTTCCAGGTAGTCTTCTAGGAACTGCAGATATTACTGGAAATAGAATGGGTATATCTGAGAAGATGGTGCATACGAGAATATATACCGATCTTCAACTAGAATTTTATGTTGATGATGATTATAAAATGATGAAGTTTTTTGAGCACTGGATGGAATTTGCTTCTGGTGGATCTGATGTTAGTCAAAATAATGCAGGTTACTTTTATAGAATGAGATTTCCTAATGAATACAAGTGTGATGAAACAAAAATTGTAAAGTTTGATAGAACATATAAACAAGAGATTGAATATACATTCCGAAGAATGTTTCCTATCAATCTATCATCAGTACCAGTTTCTTATGATTCTTCTAATGTATTAAAAGTTTCTGCAACTTTTAATTATGAAAGGTATATTGCCGGTAAGGCAAAGAGTTTGAATGAGAAAAGAGGAGATAATTCTAATAAGAAGACTAATCAAAATAATGGAGAATCTTCAACTCAAGCAAAAGAACAAAATAAACCTATATGACCAGTACTACCTAGATCATTACATGTAGATACGAATACTGAACCCTCTAAATAATTAAAATTGAATTGTATCAATTAGTATGCCATTACCAAAAATTACTACACCAATTTATGAATTGGAATTGCCATCTATTAAGAAAAAGATAAGATATAGACCATTTCTTGTAAAAGAAGAAAAGATTCTTATTATTGCAATGGAATCTGAAGATCAAAGACAAATTACTAATGCAATTAAAACTGTTATTGGTAATTGTATTCTTTCTAGAGGTATAAAAGTAGATCAGTTATCCACATTTGATATTGAGTATCTTTTTCTTAATATCAGAGGAAAGTCTGTCGGAGAGTCTGTTGAAGTTATGCTTACATGTCCTGATGATGATGAAACACAGGTAAAAGTTTCAATTAATCTTGATGAAATTAAAGTAACTGAAGATCCAAAACATTCTAGAGAAATTAAATTGGATGATAATTTAGTCATGACAATGAGATATCCATCTCTTGATGAATTTGTTAAGACTAATTTTAGTATTGAAGATGGTGTTGGTATATCAGAATCTTTTGAATTGATTGCATCATGTGTGGATCAAATTTTTAATGAGGAAGAAACTTGGAATGCAAAAGATTGTTCTAAAAAGGAATTAAATGAATTTGTTGAGCAGTTAAGTTCCAAACAATTCAAAGAAATTGAAACATTCTTTGAAACCATGCCAAAACTTTCTCATAAGGTTAAAGTTAAAAATCCAAATACTAATGTTGAAAGTGAAGTACTAATGGAGGGATTATCCAGTTTTTTCGTCTAGGAATGGCGCATATTGATCTTGCGTCATACTATAAAATTAACTTTGCCTTAATGCAACATCATAAATATTCTTTAACAGAGTTAGAAAATATGATTCCGTGGGAAAAAGATATTTACTTAATTCTTTTACAAGAGTATATTGAAGAAGAAAATCTAAAAGCACAACAACAAAGTGGCAATTAGCAAAAAGAACAATATATCTGCTATGATCCTTCAGTCGGGTATAAATCCCATGACTGGAGATTATTTGTCTGTTAAAGAAAGAAAAACTTTATTTAAAACAACTAAAATAAGTGGATCTAAAGTTTTTGGAAAAACTAATATAGTTGGCGCTGCATTAGAGAAAAGAGTTATATCTTTAGAACAACAGTATGCAATACTTGTAAAGACTATAAAAAATGATACTGTACAATTACAGAAACAACAGAGAGAACGAGAAAGAATATTAAAAAGAGACACTCAAAGATCTGCTGGTGCTAGAGAAGAAAAAGGTCTTGAAAGTGGTATAAAAAAAATAGCGAATGTTTTAGTATCACCAGCCAAGAAAATAGGTGAAAAAGGACTAGGTATTTTTGATACTTTATTGAGTCTTTTTGGACTAATTGTTGGTGGTTGGTTAGGCAATCAAGGATTTGATGCTCTTGAAGCATCAATGGAAGGTAATATTGAAGAGTTAGAAAGAATTAAAGAAAGAGTCATTAATACTCTAGGGACAATTGGATTAGTAATTGGTGGAATTTATGCTGGTGTTCGGATAGCATGGAAACTCCTAAAAAGTACTGCGAAACGTATTGCTAAGTTTGCCTGGAAGCAAACTTTTGGAAGATTATTTAGAAAACCAAAAAATCCAGATTTAGGTCCTGATGGAAAACCGAGAAGAACACCTGATGGTAGAAGACCGGGAGTAACCACTGGATCTGGTGGTTCTAACCTTGGTAGAGGTGGTGGAGCATCTCAAGTAACTCAAGGAAAGGGGGGAAAGAAAGGTCTTCTTAGTACTATATGGGATAATACTAAGAAGACCGGTGCTTATTTTAAACAAAAAACGGTTTCTGGAGCACAATTCTTAGCTAAACATGCTAAATCTTTTGCCAAAGGAATATTTGATAAGATAAAAGGTGGATTCAAGCATTTTTCCGCTCTTGGGGAAAAAGGAAAACAATTTATCATGGAACAATTGGCTGAAAAAGTCAAACCATTTCTTAGTAATATATCGGATTTTGCTCAAGGTATGGGTAATAAGGCTAAAAACTTATTGACAAAAATTCCAGGAGCAGAAGCAGTAAAATCAATTTTAAAAAAATCCGGAGGACAAGGTTCTGAATCTTTAATGAAAAAACTTGGTGGTAAGGCAATACCAATTCTTGGTGGATTAGTTAATCTTGCATTTGCATATGATAGACTTGCTAATAAGGATGTAATTGGTGGTGGTATTGAAGCACTATCCGGAGTATTGGATTTAGCGGGTCTTATTCCTGGTGGTCAGTTTGGTCCTCCCATTTCAATGATGCTTGATGGATATATGTTTGCCCGAGATATAGCAGAAATGGAAGGAGGAGCTTTTCATGATTCCATAAGAGGCGGTGAAGATAATTTTGCCAAAGCTCTTGGATTGGATAAAATGGTGACTAAATTAAAACAGGCAAATCTTCCAGATTTTAGTGAAATAGGTAGAATGATGGGTATTGTTAAAAAATCCGAAACCCAAGAAGGTGGTAGTGGTATGAGAGTAAGTCCTAGTACTCCTCAAATACCATCACTTGAAAATCCCAATTCAGTACCAAAAATTATTGAAATTAATGGTGGTAGTGGTGGTGGACAATCTGCACCGCTTCCAAATAATGAACCGATAGCAAAAGCACCTTCTATTAGATCATCCAATCCTGGAAATTTTTATACATTATATTCTCAAGTCATCTATAATGTGGTAGAGTAAAATGGTAATAGGATTAGCACTAAAAACAGCATCAACAGCAGGAAATATTGTTGGAAAATCTATAGGAGGAGCTAGTGCTCTTAAAAAGGCAACATTAAGAAGAACTAGAGTAACAAAGCAGGTTTTTGAAAGAAATAAGATTATAGAAAGAAGAACGAAAGAAAGAAAAAGGAGATTGGAAAAAGAATCTGCTCTTGAAGTGATGAAAAAGGGTGGAAGATTAACAAAGAAAAGTATTGGTGCTATTGCCGGATCAAGTATATTTGAAAAAGGAATGGAACTTATTGGTTTGGTTTTAGTTGGATGGTTAGTTAATAATTTACCATCGATAATAAAACAAGTACAAGATTTTATTGATAGGGCAAGATTATTTGTTAAAAGTATCAAATCTTTTGGTAGTAATTTATCTAAAACAGTAAACGGATTGTTTAATGTAGTTAAAACAACTGGTAGTGAATGGTTGAAAGGTAATTTTAAAGATGAGGAAGGAAAAATAAGTCAAGCTATGAAAGAGCTTACGGATTCAATAGGTGGAATTGGTAAATCATTTGAAGATGCAAAGACTGCTGTAAGTGGTGATATGAAAGATGTGAAGAATAAACTTAAAGGTGGCGAAGGATCTACTGCTAATATTAATCCTGCAGATTTTAGTAAGGATTTAACTGCTGATGAAAGAGCAGCACTAGCAGTACTGGCAAAATATGAATCTGGTGCTGCTGGATATGATGCCGTTAATCAAATTGGAATTGCCGGTGGTAGAGGTGTTGAGGGATTTTCTGGAGATATTAAAAATATGTCTCAGCATGGTGGAAAGTCATTGACTGATATGACAGTTGGTGAAATTAAGGCACTTCAATATGATGATGGTTCTATGTCTAATTCTCAGTGGATAAATGCTGGAAAGTTGCACGCTACAGGTAGATATCAATTTATCGGTAATACTCTTCCCGGAGTTGCTGCCAGAGCAGGAATTACTGATGATATGAAGTTTAATAAAGATGTTCAGGATAGAATGGCACTGCAACTTATGAGAGAAAGAGGTATTTCTCCTTGGGTTGGTCCTAGTGATAAAGCCACACGAGCAGAAAGAGCAATAGTTGCAAAGGTTGCTAATCAAAGAGGTGGTTCAAACTCTCGTAGATCTGGATATGGTAATAATGTCGTAGAATATATTACTGGAGATAGAAATCATTCAAATTATGATTATGCAGGTCATGGCACAATGAAGAATTATCATGATCACATTGCATTTTCTTCGGTTCAAGAAAAAGAAAGAGCTAAAAGAGCACTACGAGCAGAAGGAATAATGATTGGTAGTGAATTTAGAAAAGGTGATCCTGGATGGCACGGTGCAGATCGAGCAATTGATATCCCCGGAGGTCAATGGGGTGGAAGTGGTGCTATAGGACAAACAGAATTTAATGGATCTGCAAAGGTTCGACAAGTATTATTGCAGGCAGGATTTGGTGGTGCAGGATTAGGTACTGGTAAAATGGGAACTTTACCTAGAAATGCATCAAATTTAAGAGGATCTGGTGGAAGTGGTAATAATATAATGTTAGTTTTTAATCAACCTTCATCATCACCAGCACCATTACAATCAGAAAGTATGATTCCAATAGTTATTGGTACATCGTTAAATAGTGTTATGAAAAACCATTTATTACTAGACTTAGCATATACATAAATGTCATCAGCAGAATCATCAAATTTTAAAAGAATTATATTAGAATCCAATGATCAACAAAAGACTGTAGACTTGAGTGCAGGTGTGGTCTCAGTTGATTATTATGAAGACCTTTTTTCCCCAACTGTTACCGCAAAAGTAACTGTAATTAACACTGGTGATAGTATTCCTGGTAAAGAAGATGATAGAAAATTTCAATCTATTTACAATGGTCTTCCTTTAAGGGGAGGAGAAAGATTGAGAATGTATATTGTTGATAGAGGAACTGGTAAAAATGGTGAAGAGAAAGAAGGATTAGATTTTGGTAGTACTTCAGACAAATACCTATTTGTGTCTAGTATTACTAATGTTATTGTAGATTCTAGTAGAGAAAGTTTTACACTTAATCTAGTATCAAGAGAAGCAATTACTAATGAGACGGCAAGAGTAGTTAAGAAATATGATAAGACTATTAGTTCATCTGTTACATCGATTTTAGAAAATGTTCTAAAATCTAATAAGATAAATGAAGTAGAAGAAACTGCTAATGCTAGATATGCATTTATAGGGAATTTAAAGAAACCTTTTACAACATTAGTATGGTTAGCATCAAAAGCAATTCCTAATACATCATCAAAGGATGCAACTGCAGGATTCTTTTTCTATCAGACACAAGATGGATTTAATTTTAGATCAATTGATAAATTAATTGAGACTGAACCAAAGGCAACATATACTTATAGTCAAGTTCCAACAAGTCAAGTAGAAACTAATACAGATTTTAAAATTATTTCTTTCAATACAAATAAGAATCAGAATTTAATTGAAAAACTTAGATTGGGTACATATTCATCTCAAAGAATGTATTTTAATCCAGCAACATTTGAGTTTACCGATCCAAGAAAAGGATTATTTAAATTTGATCGTGATAAAATAGTAAATCTGGGTACAAATGGTAATATTAGTTTACCTACTATTGAAGATGGATCTAGTACTTCTTTGGGAGAGGTTCCTACAAGAATACTTTCTGGAATAGTTAATGTTGGTACTCTTGATAAAGAGACTTCTACTGAAGTGAATGCAGATGCCTTAAAGCATCAGTCACAATCTATTATGAGATATAATATGTTGATGACCCAAACAATTAGTATGACTGTTCCATGTAATACTGATCTTCGAGCTGGTGATATTTTAGATTGTAAGATTCCTAAATTATCAAGTGATGAAGATGCACTTGATTATGAGGTTAGTGGTCTATATATGATAAAGGAATTGTGTCATCATTTTGAGCCTACCAGTTCTTATACATCAATGAAATTAGTAAGAGATAATTTCGGAATACACAAAAAATGATAGAACAATCACTACTTAAGAGTAATTTTATAGGAAGAGACGGATTCCGTTGGTGGGTTGGACAAATACCTAAAATAGATTCCTGGAGCGAACAAGCATCTGGAAAGGGTTGGGGAATAAGATATAAAGTAAGAATCATGGGGTATCATCCTTATGATGAAAATATATTGAGTGATGATGATCTTCCATGGGCTGGAACATTATTACCTGTTACTGCAGGTAGTGGTGGTGCTAATTTTTCATCATCATCAAAAGTTAGACCTGGCGATGTTGTTATAGGATTTTTCCTAGATGGTGATGATGCACAGATTCCCATGATTATGGGAACTTTTGGAAGAACCAATCAAATTACATATTCTGATGATGGGTCACCATTTACTCCATTTTCCGGATATACAAAAGAAATACCTAAAAAGGCAACTACTGTATTATCTTCTGGTGAAAATGTAGGTCAAGGTGCGGATGGTCAAAAAACAGCACTTGGACTTAGTAGTAAACAAGTTAAAGAAAAAAATAGTAGAACAGGAGAAGAATCATCTCAAGAACATTCTCTCATAGGAGAAGATATTTCTCTGGCAAATACATGTGAAGATAATTTTGCATCTAATTTGCTAGGAGTTATAGATAATTTATTAAATGTTATAGATGAAAGTAGTAATTTTTTCTCGGACATTGAAGGGGCAACAAAAAAAATATTAGCACTGGCGAGAGGATTCGTTAGCAATATGCTATCAAACCTATATGAAAAAATTGTTCCTATTTTAGTTGAAGGAATGCAAAATTTGTTTAATGATGTTTTTTCAGATACTTTAGGTAAATTAGGTGATGTTCCAGGAGCAAGTGAACTGGCAGAAGCGACAGGATTGGATGCCCAAGAGGCATTTTTAAAACCAATTAAAAATTTGCAGGATAATTTTAGTTGTGTGGTTTCAAAAGTTGTTGATGGATTAAAAGATACAATTCAAGATATGCTTGAATCTACTATACTTGAAACTGTAAACTTTGGAGTATGTACTTTAGAACAAGCTCTTGGTGGATTTATTAATAACATTGTTGATAAAATTGAATCTGCAATTGAACCACTTTTTAGTGCATTAGATCCAATAATGAATAATGTATTTAAGGTTGGAGATTTTCTTAGAAGTGGTTCTGATGTTATAAAATCAGTAAATAATTTTCTTCAGTGTGGTCAAAAAGAATTATGTCCTTCAATAAATGTTTGGACCATAGGATATGGTCCGAAAAATAGAGAGCATATGGATAAGGTTCTTGATAATGCAATTGACCAAGCTAATAATTTAGTTGATAATCTATTACCAAATCTAGAATCATCATCTTCATATACAAAACCAGATTGTGGAACTCCATCAACTTGTGGTTCTCCCACAGTTTCTTTCTTTGGTGGAAGTGGATCTGGTGGTTTTGGAAAGGCAGTTTTGGGTTCATTTATTAATAATACTTCTGGTCTTTCTGATGTTACATCATCAGTTTCAAGAACAGCAAGTATTGTAGGTGTTAAAATAACTGATCCAGGTTCTGGATATGGATCTTCTCCACCAATTATATCATTTAATGATCCTTGTAATAGGGGATATGGTGCTATTGCCAGGACAATTGTTGATTATGATAGAAACTCACCAACATATGGTCAAATAACCGGAGCATATATTATATCTTCCGGCGAAAATTATCCTGTAGAAGATAATGAAGATAATAATATGGTTATTGATACTCATATTCTGAATCAGGGTTCTGGATATGAAAATGGAGATACTGCCGAGGATGATAACGGCACAGAATATGGATTAACTATTTCTAATGGTAGAATAATTTCTGCCAAACCAATAAATACAGTCAAAGTAGATGGTTTACCTTTAATTTCTGTAAATACTTCTACAGGAACTGGTGCAATTATAAAACCATTGCTAGATAAATATGATCCTCAAGGTGAGGTGATTAGTGTAGTAGATTGTGTAACTTAAAATGTCAAATTCAGCTGAAGGTAGATTAATTGAATCTGATGGACCATCAGTCCAAAGAACATCCAATGATAATACAGTAGGTGGTCAAGGATCTAATATAAGAAGTGAAAGAATATTAACTCAAGATGATAATATTGTTGTAGTAAAAACAACAGAAGATGGAACACATACTATACTATCGGATCGTACCATACAAATTGCTGCTGGAGGTAAAGGGAAAGAAGGTGATATTGATGTAACTATTAGTAGTAAGAATGGTGATCTCGCATTAACTTGTCAAAATAATGGTATAGTGAGAATAAAAGGAGCATCTATAATGCTTGAATCTGATGAAGATATAACAATATCATCTGGAAGAAATTTAAATTTAAAGGGAAAGGAAGCAATTAATCTTGATGGAGTAAGTATTGATATGAAAGGATTAAAAGGTAATCTGGTTGAAAAGATAGGTTCATCCTTCTTCCAAAAAGTTACTGGACCTTTGCAAATTATGTCTAAAAGGAGTGATGTTGTTAAGGGATTGTTAGACACGTTTAATCCATTTAACTAACTGGCACACACCCCTTGACCACCCGGTCCAGATGCCTTATAATATGGGGGTAATCAACGGAACACAGATGACTGAAGAATACGTGGTTGGTATCGTGATCGATGTCTGCTCCCGCTCCTTCCTCCTCCTGAGCAATGAGGGTGATGAGAAGATGGTAGAATGTGAAACTGTTGATCAGTTTATGAATGTGCTTGAGATGGTGACTGCTAATTTGACTGATGAGCAGATTGAATATGCAGACCTTGCGCTTTGTGAAAAGGTGTGATATACTATCACTAAATAAATTTTAGCAATGCATATTTACACCGTGCAACACTGGCAAGAAAATTGGGACGAACTGCTCTCCAGAGTCGAAGATGGGGAGCAGTTAGGGGTGACAAACGGAGAAAACACGGCAGTAATGACAAAGGCAGATATA